CCAAAGTCAGGGAATATTATCCAAGTAAAACAAGCAGTAAAAACAGATAGTTTTACTACAACTTCAGCAACGTATGTGGATTTAACTGGCTTGAGTACAACTATGACGTTGACTAATTCTGGTAATAAAATTCTTATGAGTTATAACGTAACTACTGGAGGAGATTGGTGGAATATGGGGCCAGTTTATTTAGTTTTTGTACAAGATAGTACAAAGATTGGTGTTGGTACTGGAGGAAATGATGCTGACCATAATCCAACTACATTTGCAAATATGTATGCAGACAGTCAAGCTAACTCTAAGTATAATATATGCCAACAATCTGCTTCTTTCTTATTTTCACCGAGTGATACAAATTCTCATACTTATAAAATACAAATTAGAGGTAATAATACATCTGGAACGTCAGTAAACCGTTGGTGGGCAGGTACTACTGTAGGTGCTATATCAACATTAACCCTTATGGAGGTAGCAGGTTAATGGCTATCCTCTATAATTAAAAGTAAAACACTATGGCACTCGATCACGAAGCTATTTACAAAGCATACGCAGGTACAGTTGTTACTATTGATGACTCTGCTGGAGCGTTTGACAAAGATGGTAAATCTGTCTCGCTTTCTCAAACTAAAATAAATGCAGCAAGAAAAGCCTTGGATGACGAAGCTGCTGCTGTTAAGTACAAAACTGATAGAACAACAGATGGTTCTACTGTCTATGCTTCTTTAGGAGATCAGTTAGATATGTTGTACAAAGATATGCTTGCAGGTAAACTTGATACAACTGGAACGTGGGCGACCCACATTAAAACAGTTAAGGATTCTAATCCCAAGCCATGAGCAGTAGATTAATTGTTAATAGTATTAGGCACACAGGAGCATCAAGTGATGCAATCACGTTTGATAATGCTGGAAAATGTGCCTTTCCAAATAACACAGGTAATATTCTTCAAGTTGTCTCTGTTACTAAAACTGATACTGCTTCAACATCATCGACTTCTTATACTGCTATATCGGGATTATCAGCCTCAATAACACCATCGAGTTCTAGTAATAAAATTCTTGTCACATTAACTTTAGGTGCATTTGCAGGTCAGGATGTAATGGATTTTCTTTTAACGAATGGAGCAAGTACGAGTGGAGTAATAATACAAGGTGATGTTGTTTCTGGAAAAAAATCTGTATCAGGTGGATCATATGCAGGAGGTGATAGCACTGGTCAGGGTTGGTATGGAATTCAAGGTCAAACAATACAAAAACTTAATAGTCCTGCAAGTACTTCACAACAAACATATTATGTATACTGGAAAGTTAATGTTGGCACTGGATATTTAAATAGAAACAAAAGTGATACTAACCAATACGCATATAGAACAGGCTCAACTATAACTCTTATGGAGGTAGCAGCATGACTAATCCACTAGATGATCTAATCAAGCAGTACGAACAACAGCTTGTTAATATTCAAACGCAAAAAGAAGAAGCTAAACGTGCTTATGAACTTGCCTGTAAAAATGAGGACAGGTATCAAGGTGCAATCTTAGGTGTAAAAGATGCACAAGCACAGTTATTATCTACAAAAAATCAAGAGCAGGAAATAAAACCTTCAGACGCAAAACAAGCTAATTAGTTTTTTCTTGCATTTGTCTTGTCATTATCCCCATAGTGACGTAGAGAGGCGATAGGGCTACAATAAGCAGTAATACAAGCACACTTGTAAAAGATAGTGCTTTCAAAATTGCAAATTTTATCATGTTTCAAAAGATCGCTAACATTTTGAGTATTGTCTCATTTGTAATGGTAACTTCTGTTATTGGTGGAGGGTACTTTGGTTACAAGTATGTAACTTCAGAACAGTTTCAGACAAAAATGATGAACAAAGTTCTAAGAAATGTACAAGGAATGATGCCTAAAGTATTAGATAACGCTTTACCAAATCAAACAGGACAATCTATTCCTTTTATTAAAAAATGAACTGTTGGCATTGTAAAACTGAACTGATCTGGGGTGGAGATCATAGTTTGGATGGAGAAGATCACCCAGTTACTTCTGGAGAGTACAGTATGGTAACTAATCTTTCCTGTCCTAAATGTTATTCCTATGTAGAAGTTTTCCTTCCTAGAAATGCTTATGACTGAGATACCTGATATAAGTATTCCTGAGATATATATTCCAGACGTTCCAGAACCCTATAATACTCACTACATTAATCCAGCTAAAGCACCTGATATAGATGTTCCTGGTTGTACTTATCAGCATCGAGATATAAAGAATACAGGTAATCGTAATTTGTTATTGGATGATCCTAATGGTGTATATACAACGTGTGATTTTCAACTTCCTAGTTTTGTTCCTCTTGACTATACACCTGAGAATCTTGTCATTACAGAAGAAGTTCCTGTTAATAATGAAACCCCACCCTTACCAGAAACAAAGCAACAAAATATACCCGAAATACCAAAAGATGAAGTTATTGAATTAGAACCCTGTCCTGGTAAAAAAGATCAGAGGGTAGGAGATTTTCGTAACGAAAAAAGATTAGAACGTGTTATTGGTCATAAAAGAGGAGATGATGGGGTTGAGTGCATCACTTTATATGAAGACGTTCCTTTTGTGGATCAATACATCCCAGAACCGAGCACTATTGTTTCTACTGCTGTTATTGGCCTTGTGGCTGCGAGTAGCCCTCTTATTCTCAATTTAATAAAACCAGCTATAAAAAATATCGTAAAGAAACTTACAAAGAAAAAAGATAAGGTAAAATAAAAATACCCTATTCGACAAGGCAATGGATAGGGCGTCTAGGTGGGCAAGTCTAACCGTGCTTGCCTACTGCTTTTTTAGTTCGTGTGTATGTGGGATAACTTGATTTGGTGGGATTTCAACAACAATATCTTCACAGGTAACAGCACTAGGAGTATTAGGTTTAAAGTAAACACCTAATTTTGCTTGTTTTGCACACATCTCTAAACGATATAAACTGATCTCCATTTTAGTTTTCTTTATCAATAATTTTTGAGCATCAATATTCACTTCAGTTGCTTCGTGGCATAAAGCTGGTGCTTTTCCTAATGGAATGTTTAGCTGCATACTAATTCCATAATTTAGATTGAAGTTTTCCTTTTCAAATCTAGGAGTTTCTTGTACATATAATATGTCTCCAGTATTCTCATCATAAATATTTTGTCTAGTAACATTTTCTTTAGGTAAAGAAAAAGAATGAGCATCGGTTACATAAGGTGTAATCGTTAGGCTAGGAGAAGAACAGACAATACCCTGACTCATACGAAAAGAAGGCATTGATGACGGAGTTATCATCGTGGCATTATTGTTCACTACACCTTGGGCATTACTCGAAGGCGATGCAACTGTAGTGTTTGCAAGGGTTTTGACGGGACAGAAAAATAAAGCTATTGCCCAAAGGTAGTTGTAGTTTCTACGGTAGTTGTTGTGTTTATTGTTCTTGTTATTGTGGTTACTGTATCTAATCCTGGTGTGATTAGAGTTTCTTGAAGAGAAAAGGCTGATCCTGGGGTTACTATTTTCCATCTTGGAACGTCTTGTAGGCTTGGTGCAGTCCAACTAAAATTTACCCCTCCAACTGTTTGTTCTGTAAGAGTTGTAGCCGTAGGATTAATGTATCCATTAAGATCTGATGATTCAATGTTGTGTCCTGATGCAGAATAGGAATACCCTGTCCGATATTGATGGCTAGTTATTACCTCATTCACGACAGATTCTGAGGTGCTTGAAGTCGTACTAGACCCTGTGCGAAACTGTGGCACGACAGGAACAGCTAATGTCCTTACAGGTAATGCTAATAAAACTAAGAGCCAAAGTCTAGTCAATCGTAATACGAACAGTAGTAGAACCAATACAGCTAGTACCTGATCCTCCAGCAGTACAGGTATGGATTCCTGATGAAACTGAAGTAAGGCCAAGATTACCAGCAGTACCTCCTGAGATAACAGTAGTCGTGCCACCAAGTACAGGGAGACTTGCTATTCCGCTAGAAGGAGTGATTGCACTTTGAGATCCATCTCCAGCCTGATAACTTTCGCTGAGAGAAAAAGCAGAACCAGCAGTTGTTACTGTTTTATTTGTGTGTATTGCGTTTGGTGCTCCATTGCTACCGAAACTACCAAGATTTAAACCACCTATTCCATTTGTAACTACACTTTCTCCTGTTCCTGTTGAAGTTGTGATATTGTTTCCGCTTATGCTGTAGCTTGATGGTGCAGCATTTGTAATTACATAAGGCGAGTCAATAGAAATTTGTGCAGAAGTTACAAATTCCTGTTTGATATTAGCGTAAGCAGGTGTTGTTGCTAATAGTAAAAGTGGGATTAGTTTTTTCATTTTTTCGGTGGTGTGCGGTCACGATCAACAATTTCCGCACCAAGAATTTTGATGGGTGTCTCTATTCTAATTGTTTGATAACCTCCTGACTGTGATGCTAGTAACGCTTCTACTTCTTTTTTGTTTAGTGGCTTATCTTCTAGCTTAAATGTACCATCACCCCTCTTCTTAGCACCTTCCAAACCAAAACTAGCTAACGCACCAGTTAGCAAAGAAGCTGGAAATGTAATATCTTTTGGTTCGTTACTATATCCTGGGATTGAAATGTAGTTTAGAGAAACTATAAATCCACTCCAAGCAACAACAACAAGCCTTACTACAACTGAGATAAAAGCTAACTGCTCTTCCTTGTCAGTAATGTTTTCCTTGAGTTTTTGAAGAGGACCTTTTTTGACTTCTTCTGTCATAACTAGGTTTTATTAGTCATACTATACATAAATATAGCTTAAATCAATGCCAGAGGTACACGCAGCACTAATTGGAGCAGCAGCTACAGCTTTTCTTATGGTGTTGTCAAATATAAGCAACAGAAGAGAAAGAGATATAAGAGAGATATTTAACCGAATCAATCAGCTAGAAAAAGCCGTAAGTCGTATAGAAGGTCAGAATCGTTAATCTTTGGTATGTTTGGGATACAACATATATTTTTTTATGTACAAAATTTTAAAACCAATCTTGATGACGTTTTTAACAACAACTGCTGTTAAAAGATTAGTCATAGATTTATTAAAATCAATTGCAAAGCAAACTACCAATACTTTGGATGATAAAGCGGTTGCAATGTTAGAAAAACAACTTTTTCCTCCTGCAATGAAATGAAAATTACTAAATTTCTCAACATCGATATAGAACCAGCACCACCAGAGTTGGAACTAGAAATTGAAATGCAATGTAGAGAAATAATGAAAAGTGATAATTTGGATAATATAAAAAGATATTGCACGCATATGGTTAGAAAGAAGTTTGATCAAGATATCTTTATGGCTTCTTTGCTGAATAGACTTATAGAATTAGAAGCTGATCGTGTTGTAGTGGAGATGAGAAAGAGAAAACCAATGAATCCTATTGCAAAGTTTTTTCGTACTCGTTAAGTTCTTCATCAGTAAAGTCTCTAATAAATAATTTATCTATCTTGTCGATTTCATAGTTGAATTTAAGAATTGCAGTTCTTATATGTTCACTAACCCAGTTACCTTGATTTGTAACTACTTGGGCTTTACCTCTTTCATTAATGAATATGTAATGATCATATCCTTTAAGTTGAACATCTAATAAGTTTTTTTCTAATTTGTCTCGTCTTATTTCTTTAAGTTTGCGTAACTTAATAACAGACTTTCTTTCTTGTTTCATGGTTTAAATATAAGGCATAAGTAAAAACATATGCCTTTTTTTAATAATTTTAAAATAGACCTTGAGTATCAGGAGCACCCTCTATCTTCTGGGGATTAATGTTGCCATAAACCCCGTAGTCTCCTTCCAACGCTTTAGCGTTGATATATATACATTTAGTTTGAACGTTTTCTTTTTTTGTGAAATCGTAGACTTTTCCATCTGATTGTTTTGTATTTACTAGGTTTTGTATATGTTCCATGAAATGTGTAACAGATTCAACTGGAATACATAAAGTAAGTTGATTTCCAAATTTACCATCATTTATATTGAATTTGATAGGTAATGGAAGTGCTGGATTGAATTGAGAATTAGCCATTGAAATAATTTTGTAAAACAGTTTTGATAAATTGATTGGGAGGAACATTATTGTCTTTACAATAAGTTCTTATTTTTTCAGCAAGCTGATCATCTGTACGAATAGAAAAGATGTTTCTGTTGTAATCTTTATGGCGATCTAGCTTGCGTTCTTGAAGTTGATTTAGAACTTGTTTCCCTGCAAATTCTGCTTCTTCTTGAGTCATAAGGAAGAGTCAATTTCATTTATTAAAAGTGTAAGGAACTTACCTTGTTCCGCAGTTCTTATGTCAGCAGGGCCAATTTTTTCTGCTGTAATCTTGTATTCTTTTTTGTATTTGTTGATGACCTGATCTTTTTTATCAGGATACTTTTCAGACAATTTCATAATTTTCTTAACAAGAACATCAAGAGCAGGTTTTGCTATAGGATTACCATAGTTTTTATTTTCTATGGATTCAATAGGATCAGGTTCTTGTTTAGGCTTTGTAGGAGTCCTTG